TTCAATCACGCCTGACAAAGATTTGGCGTTTGGCTCGACGCCCGATCAAGCGTATGTAATCGATGGCGAATACTACACACAACCTCTCAGTCTCACCGCTGACAGTGACAGTCCTGATATACCCGCTCGATTCCACATGGTCATTGTGTACCGAGCCATGATGTATTACGCCGGATACGAGGCCGCGCCTGAAGTATTGGCGCGCGGCGACTACGAGTACCGACGTTTGTACTCTCGCATGGAGATCGATCAGCTGCCAACCATCGTCAGCGGACCCCCGCTGGCTTAAAGGGAAACCATGGCACAAGGAATGGCCCCAGTCAAATATGACTTGATCCGCATGGCGGGTGGCCTCGACCTGGTCACGCCTACCTTGTCGCTGGCTCCGGGTACCGCACGGGACGCTTTGAATTTTGAAGCGTCCATCACCGGCGGGTACACCAGGATTGCCGGGTACGAGCGGTTCGATGGCCGTCCAAACCCGTCTGACGCCCTCTACACCATCATCACGGTTAACCTGAGTGCCACCGTGAACGTGGGCGACACGATCGTCGGTGTTACCTCCGCCGCAACCGGCTACGTCATATCAACCAGCACCAACCAGCTAGTTTTTACCTTTGCCACTGGCACTTTTGTTCCCGGAGAAACCTTGACGGTAACCGCTGTTACAAAGGGCACGTTTACTGCGTTTGGCTCCGCTGGTACAACGACCAGCAAACAAGCCGCCGAGTACCTCAACTTGGCAGCCGACGCTTACCGGGCCAACATAACGGTTGTAACAGGCTCCGGCTCCATTCGCGGGGTCGTCTACTACAAAGACGTTGTGTATGCTTGGCGCAACAACAGTGCTGGCACGGCCATGGCCATTTACAAATCCACGGTCAGTGGGTGGACCCTGGTGCCCTTGGGCTTTGAGATGCCGTTTAGTACCGGATCAATTGAAATTGTTGAGGGCAACATTGTTGTTGGCCAAACCAGCGGTGCCACCGCCACAATTACACGGGTTGTTCTAAGCTCGGGCACTTGGGCCGGTTCTACCGCAGCAGGGTATTTGTATTTTGCTTCTTTCACCGGTACTTTTAGCGCAGGCGAAACCCTTCGTGTTGGCGGAACCCCCTACGCCGTGGTAGGCGCTACGGGCGCAGCGGCAATTACTTTGAACCCTAATGGCCGCGTTGAGACCGCCATGGGCAACTTTGGTGGCAACAGCAACCAGACACGCATCTATGGGTGTGACGGGGTCAACAAGGGCTTTGAATTTGATGGCACGGTCTATGTGCCCATCCGCACCGGCATGCCCACAGACACGCCAACCAAAGTGGCTTTTCACAAGCAGCACCTGTTTTTTGCGTATGGCCACTCAATCCAATTTTCCGCTTTGGGCTTACCCTACCAATGGAGCCCAGTGCTGGGCGCGGGCGAGATTGCGCTGACCAACGACGTCACCAATTTCTTGGTCCAACCTGGCGATCAGGCAACTGGGGCCATGGCCATCTACACCGACAGCGACACCTTCATCTTGTACGGGACAAGCTCGGCCAACTGGAGCTTGGTTTCATACAACGTAGGCACCGGAGCCAAGCCCTATACCGCGCAGAACATGTCGCAAAGCTACGTGTTCGACGACCGAGGCATCATCAACTTGCAAACCACGTTGAATTACGGCAACTTCGATTCAGCGGCCTTGACGCTGAACATTCGGCCGTTCATTCAGCAGAGACGCAACCTGGCCACCGGCAGCAGCCTGAACCGCGAGAAGGCCCAGTACCGGGTCTTTTTTAGCGACAGCTATGCGCTGTACATGACGGTCTCCAACAACCAAATGATGGGTGCCATGCCCGTCCAGTTTCCCAACGCGGTGACTGTGATATGCGAGGGTGAATCGCCCGATGGGGCTGAGACAGCTTTCTTTGGCTCGACCAATGGGTATGTGTACCGATTGGACGCAGGCACGTCTTTTGACGGAACTGAGATTTCAGCCAACGTGACCCTGGTGTTCAATGCCATCAAGAGTCCTCGGGTCTTAAAAAGATACCGCAAAGGCTCCTTAGAAATAACCGGTACAAGTTACGCTGAGTTTACATTCAGTTATGACTTGGGCTATTCCACAACTGAACTTGGCCAAGATACCGGGATTCAGTATTCAAGCAACCTGATTTCCAGTTTTTGGGATACAGCTTATTGGGATACTTTCGTTTGGGATGGACGCACTCTTGCGCCGTCCGAAGTTGAGATTTGCGGAACTGCTGAAAACATCGCAGTACGGATTGCATCGATTTCGGACATCTACGCACAATTCACCATCAACTCAACCATCTTGCATTACAGCATGCGCAGAGGACTCAGATGAGCAATTCTTTCTACAACCACGGTGCGTTTCCTTCGACCGGGTCGGCAGCGACTTCGGCTTCAATGCGGGCCGAGCTGGACCTTGTTGCGGCAGGTTTTGACTTGATGCCCACGCTGTCGGGCAACTCAAATAAATTTGTGGTTGTCAACTCCACCGGCACCGCGTTGACGCAAACCTCTACGCTGCCGAGTGCTACGTTTACCGACACGCTGTTTACCATTCAAGACGATGGCGACAACACCCGCAAATTCCAATTCAATGCAAGCACTGTCACGCCTGGGGCCACTCGTATCTATTCGGTGCCTGACGCCAACACGACCCTGGTTGGCACTGACACCACACAGACCCTGACCAACAAGACCCTGACAGCACCTGTTATTTCGTCCATCGTAAACACGGGGTCTCTGTCTCTGCCCACCAGCACCGACACCCTGGTTGGCCGTGCGACCACCGACACGTTGACAAACAAGACTTTGACCAGCCCGGTCATCTCGACCATTGTCAACACCGGCACGTTGACTCTGCCCACCAGCACTGACACCCTGGTTGGTCGGGCGACCACCGACACGATGACCAATAAGACGTTGACATCGCCTGTCATCGGGACCATCGTCAACACCGGGACCTTGACTCTGCCTACCAGCACCGACACCCTGGTTGGCCGTGCGACCACTGACACGTTGACCAACAAAACGCTGACATCGCCTGTCATCGGGACTATCGTCAACACCGGCACATTGACACTGCCCACCAGCACCGACACCTTGGTTGGCCGTGCGACCACTGACACGATGACAAATAAGACGCTGACATCGCCTGTCATCGGAACCATCGTCAACACTGGTACGCTGACGCTGCCCACCAGCACCGACACCCTGGTTGGTCGAGCCACTACCGACACGCTCACCAACAAGACCCTGGGTGCCTTCACGATCAGCGGCACTGTCTCCGGCGGCGGTAACCAGATCAACAACGTCATCATCGGCACAGCTAGTCCGTTGGCTGGCACGTTCACCGACCTTAGCACCACGGGACTGGTAAGGATTCCCTCTGCAAACCGTTCTGCCGCTGCTGCGCTAACCCCCACAAACCCGGCGTTCTTGTATGGTGTGGCTTCGACTTACACCGACACCTCTTCGTCTGGTCCGCTGACCCCAATTGCGACGTTCTACAGCTTGGCCCAACCTACGTTGTCTACAAATAATGTGACCACGTACACCACTGCTGCAACGCTGTACCTTGCCAACGCCCCGGTCGCAGGTGGCTTTGCAACAATTACCAACGCGTACTCTTTGTATGTGGCCGCTGGCGCTTCGTACTTTGGCGGGGCGGTGACATTTGCAAGCTCGGTCGGCGCGTTGACCGTAAGCTCATTGACTAACACCGGCCTTACCTCTGGCCGTGTCCCATATAGCACCACTGCTGGGCTTCAAACCGATTCAGCCAACTTGACATTCAACGGCACCACGTTGACTGCCAACACCATCGGCGCATTCACCCTTGGCGGGACCGTGGCAGGCGGCGGTAATCAGATCAACAACGTCATCATCGGCACAACGAATCCGTTGGCTGGTGCGTTTACTACTCTGAGTGCTACGGGAATCATTACCTCAACAACAACCGCAGGGCAAGTTGTAAAAGCTGAATCTGGAACAACGGGAATTTTGTATAGCAATTTTGCGAATACTGGCGGCACATTTTTAAACGGAATTGATAACAGTGCTGGAACTGCTATTTTTAGTGGCAGTTTTGCATATGCGGGATTTATTGGAACAACAACAGCTACATCTCTTGTTTTGGCAACTAATAGTGTTGCTCGTGGTGTATTCTCCTCCACTGGCCTTGCAGTCACTGGAACGCTGAGTGCTACGGATGTAATCAAGCAAACAGGAAACCCCAGTCTTGCGGCGGCGGGTGCTACCGAAGCCTTTGTGGCTCACAACACTGGGTATGGTGCTGTTCTTTATGGGCAAGGCACAACATACGATGTGGCATTGCTTGATCGCAACACAACTCCACGGCTGACTG